TTTTGTTTTCAAACCAGTAGCGTGTAGCTTGTCCAACTTCCTGTCATTGGCTGGCATATTGTTTCTGCCTTCACGCTGATACTCGGGGCTGGCTCTGGCGAAACCATTACTGTTGCAATAGCTGTCGCCAATGTTGACCCACAAAGTGCCATCGTCTTCCAGAACATCCCAAACGCATCGGAACACTTCAACCATGCTACTTATGTAGTCAGCAGGGGTATCTTCTAAGCCTAATTGGTCATCAATTCGTTTAGCACCACAAAGGTGGCAGTTTGAGGATGATCCTCCTCTGTGGCCTACCTCTGGTCGCAGAACACTTGTTCCTCGCTTGGGATCATTCCACTTGGTAGGCATTGAAATGGAATGTTCGCAGTTTGGATCACCGCCTTCCCATTTGGCAGTCCCATAATCTCGCAACCCGTAGTAGGGTGGGCTTGTTATGCAAGTTTGAGCCTTAACGCCTTGTGATGCCCATTTACGCATAATCTCTCTGCAATCACCAAATTCAATCGTGTTCATGCGTTTCTCCTCAACTCAGCCATTCTTTCCAAGACTGCAAGCGGAATCGGAACTGCTTTTTTGTCATCAGCTTTGATCTTCTCAAGCTCAGGGTCAGGCTCATTTGATGGCGCAACAGTGAGCCTCACTTTGTCGGCAGGGTTTGGCTTAACAATCCACTCTGCTTTTAAACCTTGGCTACCTCGACTGCACCATTCAGCCAAAAACTTCTCCAAAGGCCAACCAAGTATTTTTGCTTCACTGACAGCACCATTCAAAACAGTTTGGGTAATCGGTGCTTTTTTGCTTTTACGCAAGGCTACCCAATCACCCCAAATTTGTTGAGAAACATCTGGTGGGCAAGCAACGCTAGTTGCGTTCTCTCTCTTTGGTTTATGGTTAGTGGTTAGTGGTTCTTGGTTAATGGTTGCTATTGGGGTAGCATTAGGGGGGCTAATAGCCTCCCCATTGGGGGGTGTTCCCCACCTCTTAGCCGCCCCACGTTTACCTGCTTCAGCAAACTCTTTGTACTGCTTGATTTCCTTGTCTGCACGAGGAGAAACAAATCCATCCTCTGTTGAAATGAAGAACTCATTGAGGACAGTCATTACGTCTTCTTCATGCTCACGCATGCCGATCTGACGAGCAACATCCCTGTGTTTTATGGGCTTTTCATGCAAAAAGTAGAAGTCTAGCAAGCGTCTGTAAGCCAAATCTTCCAACAAAGAAAGGTGGTGGGTGTGACTTTTATAGTCACCAATGTGAAACTGGTAGTAGTGCATATATTCCGCTTTTTAAACACCCTTTGAAAGAAACTGCGGCAGGAGAAGGGATAACTCTTTTCGGCTTGGGAGCAACCCCAAACCTAGCCGTGTTTCAAAACATTGTATCAAATAAATTGATTGTTGGTTATTTCATTTGTTGGTGACCTGCCAAGCAGTCTTCTAGCCTGAGAGTTCATCACCGCATACTCAGCCTTGGTAAAGATGCCCTGTGCATTCCTAATGTCAAACGGGTTTAGCAAACACCTAGGCGCATTATTGGCGGGTTTTTCATCCTCAATCATGTGTTCAGCAAGGGTGTATCGCATTATCCAGCAACGCCCCATTTTGATCTTTTCAGCAGTAGCTTGCTTCTTACGAACAAGTTTCTTGCAAGCAGCCACAAGGGAAGTTCTTTGGATTCCCGTTAAGTCTTCCATTTCATAGGATGTAAGCGATCCATTTTGTAGACATTTGATGATGGCTTCTTGGGTCATAGGTTCTCTAGGTTAATTGGTCGGTTTAGATGAAGTTCTAGCGTTCTGGCAAGCAAGGCTGTTACAGCCGCAATCGAATCCTCTGGTTCGGTTGTGTAAGCATCTGCCATTGTTTGAGAGTACCCAAGCAAGGCTTCAGCGCATCTTTTTTCAAGTATTTCTATGTGCATAAGAGGAAGGAAGGAGTGGAAGGGCTATTTACTAATAGGACAAGTCTTTTTAGATTAGCATAGAAAAAAGTTGCGTAAATTAGGGAAAACCCCTATGTAAATTCAGGAATCTATGTGGCACATTAGTGTTGTTGGGCTACATGAGGCTTGAAGTCCATCAAGCTAAACAGTTGCAATGCCATCGAAACTTGCGCCCAATAGCTTAACCGCGAGAACAGGGACGAATTGCAAAAACGGACACTTTTAATAAACCTACAGGAGTGAATATGAAAGATCAAGCAGCGTTCCCATTTGTTGCCAAAGATAAGACGGGAATGATAATAAATGCAGGTATGTCATTGCGTGACTACATTGCGGTTAAAGCTATGCCAGTAGCACTAAAAACCCTTATGCACGATTACACAAGAGATGATAAGCATTGGTCGTGGGAAGAGTATATTGATAACGGCCTTTTAGCTGAACTGTCCTACAGAATGGCAGATGCTATGTTGGTTGCAAGAGAGTCAACGGAAGAGGAGTAAATATGCCGATTCTTAATGGAAAAAAGGTTGTAGACCTAGAAGTAGATGGAGTGGTTAGCGGAGATTATCCAGACTTCTCTGATGCCTACTTTTCAGGTGGATGCTACGAAGATGGAACACCATTGACAGATGACGAGTTAATTCAACTTGCCGATCTATCAGGTGATGTTCTATGGGAAATGGCTTTCGATAGTCTGATATGAAATCAGTATTTGTACAGTATTCTGAACATTTCTCAGACATCCACTACTGCCCTTATTGTTTGAAAATCAAAGGGAATAAAATAGTCTGTTGCCAAGAAGCAGACTTTATCGAGTTTAAGGATTTATATCCTGAACAACAAAAAGAGATCATTCAACAAGAGTTAGATGAAAATCAAAGGAGTTAATATGGTAATTGATCCAAACCAACCAGGTCTTTTGGTTGAACGTAAAGAGTTAATTGCAAGACTGTTGGCAACAAATGTCAATGGTCATCTTGAGAAAAAGAATGGCCTGTCCTACCTCTCATGGGCTTGGGCATGGGCAGAGGCTCTTAAAGCTGATGCAAACGCTACTTTTGTAGTAAATATGTTTGATGGCAAGTGTTTTATGGACATCAACGGAACAGCAATGGTATTTGTTACTGTCACCATGTTTAATAAACCAATGACTTGCCAATTGCCAGTAATGGACTATCGGAATAAAGCTATTCCTAATCCAGATGCCTTTGCCGTTAATACGGCCATCATGCGGTGTATGACCAAAGCCCTAGCCTTGCATGGACTTTCTTTGTACATTTATGCGGGTGAAGATTTGCCAGAAGAGGGCAGATCAGTAGTGATTACGCCTACTCAGGGTGCAATGGATAATATTCCTCAAGAGGATTTACAGTACTTGCAAGAGATGGCAATGGAATTGATTGCCATGTGTGAGCAAGGTGACCCCAAGGCAGCTTGGGAAAAGTTGGAAGGAGAGAACCTAGATTCTGAACAAAAGATTGCATTGTGGACACTTCTACCTAGTAAAGTGCGTTCAGCTTTAAAAAAGGCTAAGGAAATGTAATATGAGTAAACAAGTAAACGCTCCAGATGGACACAAAAAGTTGGTTGTAAATCTACCTGAAGAAATGCATAAAACGTTAAAAATGCTTTCTGTTTCAAGGGATGGAAATATGACAGATATTGTTGTCAGATTGATTGAAAAAGAGTTGATTAAATACGAAAAGAAAGCGAAGGAAATGTAATGGAAAAGAAAGATAACAGTGGCGTTTTGTTCAAAAACGATAAAAAAGAGTCAGAGAAACACCCTGATTACAAAGGAAATATCACAGTGGGTGGTCAGGATTACTGGCTATCTGCATGGATTAAAGAAGGAAAGTCAGGCAAATTCATGGGGTTAGCGGTATCACCTAAAGAAGAGTATCAACCTAAACAAGCCCCTAAGAAGGCAAGTTTTGAAGATGAAGACCTGCCTTTCTGATAAACTTTTCTCGGGGTGAAAGCTGTTTTTACTTTTTTGAAAGCTAGTAGGCGAGCAGTCGTAGCCCCACCCAATAGGAGTTAATAAATGATTTTTGACAACATGAAACAGTCGATGGAGAGATTCTTTGGTACGCCAGCGTTTAAACTGGCTAGAAGAGAAGACCCCACAACGAGCTATCAGGCGGCTCAAGCAGTTGATACCACCAAGCTAGAAAGTCTTGTCTACGAGGCTATAAAGGGCTTTCCTGATGGGTGTATCTCAGACGAGATACTAGAGATGTATCCAAACTACCCATATTCCTCTATAACAGCAAGGTATCGTGCTTTGTTAGACAAGGGATTTATTGAAGTTACGGGTGTCAAACGTGGCAAATTTGGCAGAAATCAACGAATTATGCGAGCGATAAAATGATTGAAAAACCACCTTATTCCAAGATTAGTTACCCTTCAGTGCCAAACAAGGACTTTAAATGGTCTTCAGGCTCAGACGTTCAAGCCATCTGGAGAAAGTTTGGATGGACTCCACCCTCAGAGAAGATGCTGCCACCACCACCTGAGAAGTACCAAGAACCTTTGCGGAGGGTGAGATGAAAACAGATGAAGATGACGAATTTGACCGAATTGAGCATGAAGCAAAAATGAGAAGTGGTCAGCCATACCTTTGGGATGTTTTTGTCTCACCTTCACAGAAAAACCATGTTCTTGAGGAGGTTGCTCAAGAGTTCGACAAGATGAAAGCCTTTGGTGATACAGGACAGAGTTTTGCTACTTTTGTAAGGAATATGAAAGTTTGCCCA